TTCGCAGAAGGAGTTTCTTTATATTCCGCTTTTGCAGTCCTTTATTCTTTTCAAATGCGTAATTTACTTAAAGGTATTGGGCAACAGATGAAATGGTCTGTAAGAGATGAATCATTACATAGTAAAATGGGTTGTCAATTATTTAGACAAATGTGTTCACAAATACCAGGATTAAAAGAGGAATGTGAACCACACATATTTAAAGCTGCATTAGAAATGCACAACGCTGAGATGACTTACATTGGTAAGATATTTGAGATGGGCGATATAGAAAATTTAACAAAATATGACCTTACACACTTTATTAAGAAAAGACTTGGTGACAAACTTGCAGAGTTGGGTTACACAAGTAAAAAGTATAAACAATGGGACTTCACGTTCTATGACCCCAAATGTATTGAAAATATGTCTTGGTTTGATCATCTTACCGGCGGTCATACCCATACAGATTTCTTTGCGGTTAGGCCAACTGACTATAGCAAAGCTAACGAAGGTGAAGACTTTGAAGATATTTGGTAATGAATAGAAAGTTATTAAAAATAATAGCAACAACTAAAAGGTTAACGCCTATTGAAAAAATGTCTACTCGTATTGGATATATGGGTGCTGGCTTTTTAGTTGCAGCTCAATGGACAATTGAACCTAAATTATATATAATAGGTTTTATTTGTGTAATGGTACAAACAGCTGCGCGTAAACAATGGAACTTAGTAGCGTTAAATCTTAATGGTTTATTTGCTTGGACAAAACATTTAATAAGTTAATATGTGGAATAAAGATTGGAAAAAAGGTATAGACTATCCTTCGTGGGGTGATACAGATGTATATAAGAAAACAATAGCTGGTGGTTATTTAATTTATGATGAATCACCAAAAGATGCTTATATGCGTGTATGTACAACTGTAGCAAGGCGTTTAAATCGTCCAGAATTAACTGAAACTTTTTTTGAATATATATGGAGAGGTTGGCTATGTTTAGCTTCTCCTGTACTATCTAATACTGGCACAGATCGAGGATTGCCTATATCATGCTTTGGTATCGATGTTGCAGACAGTATACACGATATTGGCATGAAAAATTTAGAGATGATGTTACTCGCAAAGCATGGCGGTGGAGTTGGCATTGGATTGAATATGATTAGACCCGCCGGTGCAAACATAACAGGAAATGGAACATCTGATGGAACTGTGCCTTTTTGTAAAATCTACGATAGCACTATACTTGCCACGAATCAAGGATCTGTCCGAAGAGGAGCTGCAAGCGTTAACATTAATATTGATCACCCCGACTTTGAAGACTGGCTGGAAATACGTGAACCTAAAGGAGACATTAATCGTCAATCGCTCAACTTACACCAGTGCGCTGTGGTCGGCGATAAGTTCATGCGAAAACTTGATGCAGGTGATAAAGATGCAAGAAGATTATGGGGAAAGTTATTACAAAAGCGAAAAGCAACTGGAGAGCCTTATATTTTATTTAAGGGAAATACAAACAAAAATAATCCAGATGCTTACAAAAAACACGGATTAAAAGTACATATGACAAATATATGTAGTGAAATTACATTACATACTGACGAGTCACATTCTTTTGTTTGTTGTTTATCATCGTTAAACTTAGCTAAGTACGACGAATGGAAAGGAACCAATTTAATATATGACGCTACTTGGTTTTTAGATGGCGTATTAGAAGAATTTATACAAAAGTCAAAAGGTAAAGTTGGCTTCCATAATTCTGTAAGATCTGCTGAAAAAGGTAGAGCATTAGGATTAGGTGTGCTAGGCTGGCATACATATTTACAGGAAAAAGGTTTACCATTTGAAGGATTATTATCACAATATGAAACAAGAAAAATATTTTCACAAATTAAAATCGAGTCTGAACGAGCTTCACGAGCTTTGGCTGAAATTTTTGGAGAACCTCTTTGGTGTGTCGGTACTGGTTTACGTAATACCCATTTACGCGCTATTGCTCCTACTGTCTCTAACTCTAAGCTTAGTGGAAACGTCAGCCCGGGTGTTGAGCCGTGGGCAGCTAATGTATTCACAGAGCAAAGTGCAAAAGGCACTTTTATTCGTAAAAACCCGACTCTTAAAAAAATCTTAAGAAAAAATAAAATAGATAACGAAAGAATATGGAACAAGATACTAAAAGACGGAGGGTCTATACAAGGTTTAAAACAATTAGACAACGTTACTCATGGACCGCACGACATACCCGTCAAAGAAATATTCAAAACTTTCAAAGAAATTAATCAGTTAGAATTAGTTAATCAAGCTGGTATACGTCAACAATATATTGATCAATCAGTTAGTTTAAACTTAGCTTTTCCAAGCGAGGCCACACCTAAATGGCTTAATAAAGTGCATATGGCCGCATGGAAAAAAGGAATTAAAACATTATATTATATGAGAACCGAATCTGTACTTAGAGGCGATATTGCCGAGCAAGCTATGGATGAAAATTGTTTAGCATGCGATGGATAAAATAAACTTAGAAAACATATTAGAGCCTGTAGGCGTAGCAAACTTTTTTAAAAATTATTGGGGTAAAAAACATTTAATAATTAGAAGAAACAAATTTAAAGATTTGTTTACTTGGAATGATTTTAATAATTATTTAAACAGATACCCTTACGTAAAAGGTTTGCAAATTATTGATTACCGTAAAAAAGGCGATGGTCGATGGTGTTTAGATAAAGTAAGAAATGGCAAATTACAAGAAATGCTTTTATCTAAAAAAGAAATGTACAAACAATGGACAGACAAAAATAGAACTTTTGTTATTCCATTTGTTGAATATGAAAAAGAAAGCTTAGTTAATATATGTTTTGAATTTGAAAAATATTTTGATCACGGTCAAGCTAACGTATATGCTTCGCCTAAAGCTAATTCAAAATCTTTTCCAGCACATGCTGACGGTACTGAAAACTTTTTATTTCATACCGAAGGTAAAACTAAATGGACTGTATATAAAGAATTTGCCCCTGCTAAACCTTCTGAAATAGCTGAAGAGTTTATTTTAGAACCAGGTGATTTGCTATACATTCCACAATATCAATATCATAAAGTTGATACTATCGGGCCGAGAATATTAATTAGTATACATTTCAAAAATAAAACAGAACAGTCATTAAAAAAATTTAAAATAACCACTAACAAACAAAACAAAAGACCAGAATGGATTAGCTGGCAACCAATAAAACAAAACAAAAAACAAAAACCAGAACAAAGATTTATGAATAAATCTAACTGGTCTAAACCTTATTTTAATAAACTATGAAAAATTTAATAATATATTTAGTGCTAATATTATTTACAAATAATATAAAAAATACTACAAAAAATGATATAGAAGATAATTTTTGTCCACCTGAAATACATTGGAAAGATTGTCCAGATCCTATGAAAGTAAAACCATATATAGTTGTTTTAGAAGCTGAAAACGGAGCTCGTTTTTATGTTCCTGCTAATATTGTTAATGTCAATAACGAACAATTTAAAAGATGGTATTATAGTGAAACTATACAAATAAAACCTTATTATGAAGGCAGGTAAAATTTGGGGCAATACAGAAATGGTACACAAAAATGGTGTGCTAGAATTTCATAGAATAGAATTTAATAAAGGATATAAATGTTCAGAACACGAACATAAATATAAATGGAACGGATTTTTTGTAGAGTCTGGTGAAATGCTTATAAGAGTATGGCAAGATGATCAAGGTCTTGTAGACGAAACAATATTAAAAGCCGGCGACTTTACTATGGTAAAGCCCGGCAAGTTTCACCAATTTGAAGGATTAAAAAACGGCGTAGCTTTTGAGCTATATTGGGCCGAGTTTAATCATGATGATATAAACAGAAAAACATCGGGTAAAAAAGTATAACATGAGAATATTTATAGGGCACGACTCGCGTCATAAAAATGCCACAAAAGTATGTAAACAATCTATATTAAAATATTGGCCAGAAGCTGATATTACTTATTTAGATAAAGCTGCATTAATAAAAGCCGGTATATACGGCAGAAAAGATGTAAAAGGTGAATCAACAGAATTTTCTTTTACAAGATTTTATGTACCATTACTTTGTAATTATAAAGGTATTGCAATGTTTTGTGATAATGATTTTTTATGGAAAGGTGATCCAAGATTGATAAGAAGGTATGTAAATTTGAATCAACCAATGGCAGTTGTAAAGCACGAAGATTATGAGGCTGAAAGTAATAAAATGAACGGAATAAAAAATAAATCTTATCCAAAAAAGAATTGGAGTTCATTAATGTTATTTAGATGTAATCAATTTGAAAATAAATTAACTAAAGAATATTTAGATAACGCAACTCCAGCACAATTACATGAGTTTCATTTTATTAATGATGCAAATATTGGAAGTATACCAAAGGCATATAACTGTTTAGTAGGACATTACGATTGTAAAAATGCTAAAGCATTACATTATACAAACGGGGGACCTTGGTTTGATGAATATAAAGATGGTGAATTATCAGAAGAATGGTGGAAAGTATACAACAGTTTGTAAAAAACAAACGTATTATATTTGTTGGTAATTCTGTAGAGATTATGAATCATAATCTTGCAGAGTTTATTGATAAATATGATATTGTGGTAAGGTTTGGAAGGGCTATAGAGGCTAATGATCTACAAGAAAAATCATTAGGCACTAAATGTGACATATGGATTACAGGTCAATTTAGAGCGCCTTCATATAATAATGTAAAAGAAAAATTTATATCTGGTAAATTTAAAAATACTAAAATATTAATTAATAGATGTAGAGGTAATTTAAAATTAAAAGACTGGATATTAGAAGATAGATTACCTAAAAACTTTCCTGAATACACACAAATGTATTCTGATAATGAATTAGTTGATATAATGAAGGAATTTGATAAAGATCTTTTAGGCGTAAATGATTATAGACCTAGTGCAGGATTTATAAGTATTATATGGTTTATTGATAAAATAAAAACATATAAAAGTATTGATCTTATTGGTTTTGATTTCTTTGCTAAAACCATAAATAAAAGACCACGTGATAAACGTGGCAAAGTAAGTAATTGTAATCCGCATAGCTGGCACTTACCAGTATATGTGTTAGATAGACCAGCACATGATAAAAATATGGAACAACAATATATGAGCTCTCTTAAAAGAAGAGGAATTATAAATTGGCATATGTTGAGTGATTTAAAAGAAGGAGAAGTTCCTT